TGGCAGGCCAGAGAGAACGCCGAACTTGTTGCGGCCAATGCCAAGATACTGAGTCTTGAAGAAGCCGCGCGCGCGCAAGTCCGTCTGCATGCACTTGAACTGGCCAATATCGCCGAGGGTTACGAAAAGGACAAAGCCAATGCTACCGCTCAAAAGAGGTCTGATGTTGCCGCTGCTCGCTCTGGCGCTATCAAGTTGCGCTATGTCACCACCGCTTCCACCTGCCCAAGTGCCGGTGCAGGTGACGTGTCCGGAACTCCAGCCAGCGCCGGCGTCAGTAATGCAACCGGCACAGAAGAACTTCCGACAGCGATTACTGCAAATCTTCTCCGACTCGCCGACGACGCCGACGCCCTCGTCGATCAACTCTCCCGCTGTCAAGCAATAGTGGTAGCAGATAGGAAAATGGCTGGAGCTAAACCATGAGCGCCGCCCTGAGTGTTTTGTTCGCAGACAATGCCTATGGGACCATCTCGACTTCGCTCGCCGTCGGCGACACCGCGCTGAACTTCACCACCGGCCATGGTGCCAGATTCCCGGTTGTTGCGGCCGGTCAGGTGCTCTACTGCACGATGGTCGATTCCACGAACGTCGTGGAAGAAATCCAGATCACGGCGCACACGGCGAATGCGGATGTTGCGACCATTGTTCGCGGACAGGGTAATACCGCAGCCAAGGCGTGGTCGGCCGGAGCGAGGATCGAAGCGCGGGTATCAAGCACGTCGCTGATCGCGGCGTTCCAGGAGCCGCTGACTGACCTGAATCCGCTGATCAAGAACAATACCGATCCGACGAAGCTGTTTCAGTTCAATGTTTCCAACGTTCCGACTGGCAGCACGGCGACGCAGACGACAGGCGCTGGTGGCATTCTCCCGGCCGGGATAGGGCCACTTCCATATGCAGGCAGTTCAGTTCCTGCTGGCTGGCTATTATGCAACGGCACGGCCGTCTCGCGCACAACATACGCGGCATTATTCACGGCGATCTCCACAGTGTGGGGAACAGGAGACGGTTCGACGACATTCAACCTGCCAGATATGCGCGGGCGAGGTGTTGTGGGCGCAGGCACTGGTATCACGACAGAAACGGTTAGTGGTGCGGCCACTGTGAATGCGGTGCCTGTCCAGAGCAACAATACAAAGTGGATCACCGGCATGCAGACGGTGGTCAGCAGCGTCGGTGGATACACAGGCGGTTTTACGACAGGAACGTACTGGGTCATTCGCAATTCAAGCACTGCAGTTCAGTTGGCAAATAGCCTAGCGAATGCGCAGAATTTGACACCCGTAACGATAACTGGAACCGGCACGGCAACGCTAACGACTACCTGGACGGCGCGATCTCTTGGAGAAACTGGAGGCGAAGAAGCGCACGCGCAGAACATGAACGAATTGCTCGCGCATAATCATAGCGCGAATACAGACAATGCGAATGTGGGTGGCAATCCAGTTTACAGGACTGGTAACGCTAATAATTCCACCGTGCCCAATCTTTCCACTGGCGGAAACGCAGCGATGAACATCGAGACGCCCTTCGCTGTCGTGAACTACATCATCAGTTACTGACATGACGGGTTTTAAGATTGACTCCTTCAGTGGCGTAATCCCCCGCCTCGGCAACCGCATTCTGCCGAACAACGCCGCAGAGGTTGCCAATAACGTCAAACTGTTCTCCGGTGAACTGCGTTCTTGGCAGAATCCCGTCCTGATTGCGACGCCGAGCAAGTCTGGCGCGCTCACGTCGATCTACCGCATGTACACCACCGGCACCGGCGCGCAAGACATCTGGCTGTCGTGGGTCGATGACGTAGACGTGGTGCGCGGCCCGATCTCCGGCGACACGCAGTTCAAGATTTATTACACCGGCGATTCGACCGGACTTGGCGGTCCTAAGAAGACCAATCTTGTCCTTTCGACTTCCAGCGGCACCGATTACCCGCATGCCTATCTGGAGATGGGCGTTCCGGCACCGGGGTCAGCACCTGCCGTCATCGGCACGGGCGGGACCTCGACAGTCAGTGTGACGCGCGTCTACGCCTATACCTACATCACCAATACGGCAAGTTGGGCCGAGGAAGGACCGCCCAGTCCGTTGGGAACTGGTACCGGCAAATTCGATGCAACTTGGGTAATCTCAGCGCTCTCGACAGGAACGGCCGGCAACTATGACTTCGCCAATGCGATCAAACGCATCTATCGCACACTGACAGACAACGCTGGCAATACCAACTGGCAACTGGCGCTGGACAATGTGCCGATTACGACGACCAGTACGAATGACACGATAGCGGACGCGAATCTTGGCATCATCGCGCCGAGCTTTATCAACGGCGTGGTCGGGTCGGAATGGACAGCGCCACCTGTGGGCATGAAGGGACTGATCGCGCTGCCCAACGGCATCATGGCTGGATTCTCTGGCAACCTGATCTGTTTCTGCGAACCGTTCTTTCCGCACGCATGGCCGATACGCTATCAACTGACGACCAATTTTCCGATTGTGAGTCTGGGTGTCTATGGGCAGACGCTGATCGTGACGACGACCGGATTCCCATATGCAGTGATCGGCTCTCGCCCGGACTCCATGGCCATGGCGCGCATCGAAGAGAATCATCCATGCGTGTCGAAACGCTCGACGGTGAGTTTTCCGTTTGGTGTGGCCTGGGCAACGCCTGACGGGCTGGCACTGGCCGGCGTGGGCGGAGCGATAAACGCCATCGAACCGTTCATGAAGCGCGACGAGTGGCAGGCACTGTGCGCGCCAACAACCATCGTGGCGAAGCAGTACCAGAACAGCTACTTCGGTTTCTTCTTCATCGGCAACGTCGGCGGCTACTTCGTTTTCGACCGCACCAACGCGACCGGCCCGCTGGCGTTCGGGAACTATGCCGTCAATGGCGCGTACTTCGATCCTGAGACCGCCAGGATGTACATGATCATCAATAACGGCATCTATCAGTGGGATGCCGATGCGAATAATGCAGCGCTGTTCGACTGGAAAAGCAAGGCGTTCATCCTGCCCAATCCGCTGAACTTCGGCGCGGCGATTCTGGATGCGGATTATAGCCAGTTATTGACCGCGCCGACGATTGCACAACAGGCGGCAACGGATCAGGCGTTCAACCTGACGATCCTTGGAACGGCCACCAATGGCAATGACGAGTCGCATCTCACAAGCTGGGCTGGCACGACTGCGTACACCACTTCCACAGGTTCAGGCGCACCGGCGAGCGTGGTGGCGAGCACGAATGGCAACTACATGGCGATCTGTGTGGTCGCCGGAACGTCTTCCAGCGTTGAGCCGACGTGGCCGGTGGCTGTTGGCGGAACGGCGACAGACGGAACAGTCCAGTGGAAACGCATTCACGAGCTTCAGGGCTGTACCAAGGGTGCACTGAGAGAGACGACGCTGCGCAGCCATACGCAGACACTGTATTCGCCTGTTATCGACGGCACTGGGGCTAACACGAACGGCTTTCCGTTGCGCGGCAGCCTGTTGCTTGGCGGACAGTACGCGAATATCCAGAGCCGTGGCGTGACATTGACGGTGTGGGCCAATGGACAGGCAATCAGCACGCAACCCGTATTCAGCCGTGCGCCGATCAGGTTGCCGAGAGGAATTAAGACGGATACGTGGGAGTTTGAATTTTCGGGAAATATCCCGATTAGGCTGTTTAAGGTCGCAGAAACCAGCCAAGAACTCGCGAGAATCGCATGACCACCACCCCAGGCGGAAGAATAGGCAATGTCATCCCGGCCATCGAGGGCGTGCAGGACCAGGCTGTCGTGAGGATACTCACGCCGATCAAACAGATTCTGGATGATATGTCTGGGCACTCTCCGAAGCGCGGCAGAATCGTGAAGCTGGGGGCGAATGCGAATCTTGCCGGCCTGATTGATAAGGTCAACGAAGTCATCGACCGGTTGCAGACGTGAATTTCCGCAGGCTTGAATATCAGATTGCCGTTGAGCCGTTGCTGGACGCGATCAAGGAACCGATGTGGCACGCCGACCTGTACTGGAAGAACCATCCGGTGCCGGTGTTCAGGAATGTGGACAGCATCATCCTGCGTTTCCCGCACAAGATGCCGTACTTCGTGGCTACGAAGGAAGAACAGGACAGGCTGATGGCCAGCGTCGATCCATGGGAATGCGCAGATCAGCCGTGCTTCGATGAACTGCCGCAGGCGCGCGATATTGCGTTCGATCTGATGGCCAAGCTACGCGGTGAACGGCTGGGGCGCATCCTGATCAACCGGTTGCCATCTGGACAGCATATTCCTTCGCACAGCGATATCGCGGCAGACCTGCGTTATTACGACCGCTTTCACATCCCGCTCACGACCAACGACGGCATCGACTTCAGGGCCGGCGAAGACCATGCGCAGATGGGCGTCGGCGAAATCTGGTGGTTCGACAATTCCGCAGAACATGAAGTCTGGAATCGTGGCAATACGGATCGCATCCATTTGATCGTCGATATTCGCACCGGAAAGACACGACAATGAAGGTTGAGGACATCAACAGTTTTGAACAGTTGGACCAGACGCCGCTTCGGTCTGTTGAAAAGATCGAGTTTTTCACCGCAGACGAGGTGTTCGTTAAACATCTTGCCGCCAACAAGGGTGAGGTCATCAATCAGCATCGGCACGTCTACGATCACACCTCGATGCTCGCCGTGGGCAAGATGCGTGTGTGGCGAGATCATATGTTGCTTGGGGATTTCACGGCACCGACCGGCATTTTCATCAAGGCGGATCACTTCCACGCCATGCTGGCACTGGAAGACAGTCTGTTGTACTGCATCCACAACACGCACGGTTTCTTGCCGGAAGAACTGGAGGACAACCTGGTTTCTGAAAAGAATCCGGTAGGAGCACCAACATGAAAGAGTTCAAATCAGGAAAATATCAGCGTGGCTTCGCGGGATGGGTGGCCGCTGGGCTTG